TGTTGATGCCCTGGTTGAAGCGCGCGAGCTCGCCTTCGCCCGTGACATCATAGCCAAGAATGGCAATCAGTTCGTCGACGATCATTCTTTTGGCTCGGCTTTCTCTCGGGCTGCGGCTTTCAAATCAAGCGCTTCATGCGCATCGAGGACATCCGCCAAGGTCACCCAATGGCGAAGGTCGGATTGATTATACAGGGGAGGGTCGGCGAGGATCGGCCGCCAGAGGAAGAGATTGAGGTTCGGCGCGATCTGCTGGACTTCGGCCTCGGTCAGCCCCTCGCTTTGATGGCTTGACTGCCACTCGCCAGGGCGCCTGAAAAAAAATCCCCGAGTGTCTCCTGGAGGATGAAGACGACGACGGGGATAAGGTCGCGGGACTGCTGGCCGGAAAACTCCTGGTCGACGACGATGTCATCCCAGGCACCCTTGCCGTCATAGCTGATCTTGCCCATGCCGCAGATGTCCTCGATCAGGGAAACGACCTGTTCCGGGTCAGCGTTGGCGAAGATCGCAGCAATGGCGCGGATTGCAGCGGCATCGGACTGCTGCCTCTGCTCATCTGTGGCGCCGGCTTGGCGGGCTGCGAAAATGACAGGTAGGCTTTCCAGCGCCGGGCCGATGAACTTCATAAGCCGGACCTGAAGCTTGATTGCATCGGTGGCAAGCGCTTCGCCAGACCGGAAATACCGATTGCCGATCTTCTTATCAGCCATTGGGGATCTCCGGCATCCATTCGCCGGTCCACAACACCCATTCGCGCTGCGAGGCGTTCTTGCCCTTCTGATCGTCGGGAGCCTTCATGATCATGCACTTGTCGGCCGTGCCACCCTCGCCCGATACTTTGTCCTTGACCGAGAAGGAAAAGAACGTGGCATTGGCGCCCTTGGCGCGCATCGTCTTGAGCTTTTGATGCAGAAAACGATGTGTCGGGCTGGTGTGCTGGAGCTTGATGCTGATCTGTGCCGACTGGTCGGCCGAGATCGAGAAGATGGATGAACCATCCGCGCCCACAAGCCCGGTGCCGACATCTGCACCTTCGGTGACGGAAATGGCATCATCACCGTCCCAAAGGCCTTTCACGTCCCGCCTGTCGAGCGTGGCGGAGACGTTGATCATGGAATATGCGCTGGTCTTAGCCATGGTCTGCGCCTCCTATTAGAAGTTCATGAAATAGTTGATGGTGGTATAGTGGATCGCACCCGCATAGCGGAACTGCACCGTGATTGCCGGGGCGATGCGGGCAGCGCGCTGGCTACTAGGCACGTCGAAGACCGACGGCACCGTGATCGTGAAGGCTGGCGAATAATCGCCGTTGCTATCCAGATCAAGCGCAATGATGCCAGCCCGCGTTGCCTGCTGCATGACCGTGCGCGCTGCCGAGGCAATCGTCTCCATGCCGGCATCGGTGAACGGCACGCGGGCATTGTTGAGCAAGATGCCAAGCGCTTCTTCTTCCGTCCTGGCGATGATCCAGTCGGTGGCGTGGATTTCATCAAGGAAGACATTCTCAGTGAGCGTGGAGCCTTCCACCACGAAGTTTTGGCCGCCGATGTCGATATACGTGTTGGCCATATGGCCGGCGGCTTCAGACTGTCCGATGCCAGGTGTAAAGCCGGTAATGGCGGTGATCTTGGACGATCCCAGATTGACCGCGGCGATACCCGGCAGTTCCTTGAACTTGGCGGTATAGGCGGTGTTGGCGTCGTCGAAGTTCCGCGTCGACATATAGGCCGCGAGGCTTGCCGCCGGGAACATGGCCGCATTGGTATGGTAGAAGATACCAGTGCGGTCGACTTCGTTCTTGTTGCGGGCTGCAACGGCGGTGGTGTCGGCCGGGTTTTCGGTTGCCGCCGCGTTGCTGTCGATGATGGCTAGCTTCGGCTTGGCCTGCACCCACTGGATAAGGCCATCGATCGCCGCGATGTCGCGCAGGGGCGGCGTCACAGTGATGAAATACCAGTCGTTGTCATAGGTATAGAGCAGGTCAAGTTCCGACTGCAGTTCAGACGCGATCGGCGTGCCATCGAGTGCCACATAGCCGACCTTGAGTTGAATAGGTCGCGGGTTCTGAGAGAACGCCGACAGAGCCGCCTTGTAGGCATCGGTGGTGCTGACCCAGTCCTCGGAGACCTCATCCATTGAGGCATAGAGCTTGGTGCGGCTGGTGCCGTCGACCTTGCCGGAGACTGCCACGGTGGAGAGGATCAGTTGAGTTCCGAAGCCGCGACGGCTCGGAAAATTGTCGTTGCGCGTCAAACTGACGTCGACGACACGATTGTACGGCAAGGTTGCCATATCAATTTCCCTTTCTGTTTAGGAGATAAAGCCGTCAGGCTCGGGTTGCTTCGAAACTTGTTTCTTCGATCACATCGATGACAAAGCCGTCCTTGGTCAGGCCGTGCAGGATCACGTCCATCTGCGCCCGCGGCTGCCATGCGTTGTTGATCCATTCAGGCACGTTGCGGATCTGCGAAACGTCGTGAATGACCAAAGAGGGCATAAGCGGCTCCTGGATTTGAGCCAACTTCCACGCGCTCACGATTGGCCGCAGGATGTCGGTCGGGTTCGTGCCATAGGCATGCACCGAAAACCGCCATTCCTTTTCCAGAACCGGCATTGCCGTGATCGGCGGGAGGTCTGGGCCGGGCGGGTCAGCACCTTCGGAATATTCGATGTCCTCGGGGTGCTCGTGCAGCGTCACCGAGCCGGTGAAGTTGACCATGATATGAGGTAGCGCCGGTTCTTTTCCGCCTTGGTGCGCCTTGATCACCGTCTTGCTTGTCTTGGCCGCGATCCACCGGACCAGCGAGGAATGCACCTGATCGTCGGTCATGGCGTTTTCCTGCCCAACGCGGCGCGATAAAACCCGCCTTCTGGTCTTGGCCACGCGAACAGGACGCGATAGATGATCGAGCCGTCGGTGATCAGATCATCCACGGCAACCGCGCTACGGGTCCACAGCAGCCAGCCGGCCTCGGTGCGGATGCCTTCGGGCATGTCCTTCAGCGCATTGCCCGACGCCGGAAAGATGGCGGCACGAATGGTCGTTGCTGTTGCGGTCCCTGCCACCCAATTGCCATCGGCGTCATAACTGCCGGCGGCGCGGGTGGTCAGGGTGACATTCTTCGCCTCGCCATCAATCGCGATTGCAACGTCGATCATTCGTCCACCTTGTAGATAACAGCACCTCGCATCTCGCCGCTATCGATCAGTGGCTTGGACGATCCCTTGAGCGCGATCGTGACTGGACTGTTGGGCGGGCTCATCAGCGCAGTGATCTCAGCCTGGATATCGCCCTGTGCCAGAATGCCGAGCTTTGACAGCACCGTAGAGAGTGATGTCTCGCCCCGAAGGATTTTGACCGCGCTCGTACGCATCGCCGATTTGTAGGATCCTTGGTTGTTCCGCATGGCGTTGCGCATGAAGGGCCGCTCGGGGATCGGGCCGCCCCAGCCGCCACCTGATGCGCCGCCGCGCGTGCCGAACTCGTTCCAGACGGCCTTGCTGATGTTCATGCCATCAGACGCGCCAGCCGGGAAACCGACTTTGACCTTCTTCGGCCCGCGGATAGCCTTCGGCAGCGGATGGATCTGCTTCCGCACCACCTTCGCCGTGACGCCCATCAGACTGCCAGCGCCGCCGGGAAGTTGAGCCGCATCAGTGCAAGATACTGCTGCCCGTATGTGGTCGATGCAAACCCATTGCCTACGGAACTGTCGGAGGACGATGCAGGAGTGGCAAACTCGACCTCGACGTCACCAACCTTGCGCCGCTTGACCGTGCCCGTCCCTGCGCTTCCTTGGCCCGATGTGGTGCGGGCCGGCTCGCCTTCCATGGTGAGGTTATGGGCGGCGAGCAGCATTTGCGCCCGAGCTCTGTCCCGTTCAAGCCATGTGTCGCCGACCTGGTCGAACGCCTCTTGCAGCACAAGATTGACCAAGGCGTCGGCCACCGGCACGAATTCCGGATACCGGGCCTTAAAGGTCGTGGCAGTCGGCGTGGTGTAGGGCATCACTCTGCCTTCTGGTCTCTCGGCTTCGCAACAATCTTGGTCGGCTCTTCGAGCTCGACGCCAGAGCGCTCGCGAATGCGGGTGGCCTGTTCAGGCGTCAAATCCATCTGCCGGGACATGCCCGACTTGATTTCAACGACGCCTTCGACCCCGCGCACCTTCTGCGGCACGGGGCTGGTGTTTGTGACCTTCATGAAAACCTCCATTGAGATGCCCGGCAGTTTCCCGCCGGGTCAGTGGGTTATTCGGCCACGTAAGCGGTTTGCTCTTCCGGCGTCATGGCCTTGAATGCATCCGCATCGGCTGCGCGCATGTTCTTGCCGACCTGATTGCCATCGGCGCCGAAGATGCCGAACCAGCCCGCAGAAGTCTCCTTGACTTCGAACGGGCCAACCGATGCAGATGCCTTGTCGCCGTCGGCAAGCTGGTCACGCAGAGCGGCGTTTTCCTGGTTTAAGCGGTCGATCTCAGCGTTCTGGCGTTCGAACCCTTCACGCATGGCATTGAACTCGGAGGCCGGGATATAGACCCCATCCTTGCCGTCAACGCTCGTCACAGTCACCTGAGCCGCTTCGGTGGCCTTGCTGTCGGGATTGGCGACATAATCGCCGTCAACCTCAAACCACTGCGTGGCCTCCAGGTGTTCCTTCTCCCGCTCGTAGACCTTTGCGTCGATCTCCTCGCCGGGGTTGAGCATGATAGGGCCGCTGACGGCGTTGAAGCCGCGCGCACCCTCGGAGATGTTTTTGATCTTCATCGCGGGTTCTCCTTACACGCCGTCCAAATAGCGGACGGCTTTCGGCCGGCGGATATCGACGCCGCCCAGGCGGAAGATGCCGGGTACGTCGAAGTTGATCGGGCCGCGCTGCCAAGCTGGCAGGAACCGGAACGGCATCGGAATATGCATCTTCAGCACCTCGGGCGAGCGGCGATAAGCCACCATGCGCTTTGTCGAGCCAGCGCCAGCCGTTTCGAGATAGCTGAACAGGCCGCGGATCGTCAGCGGCTGCCCGGTGGTCAGGGTGTAGATGTTGTTCCGCATCAGCCATTCGAGGATCGTGGTCTGATTGACCGTGTCGATGCGCCGCGTGGAGATGTCGAGCAACACCGAATAGGGCATCAGGATCGTATCGGCGATCTCCGCCCCATAGGTGCCGGTAAACATGCCGGTGAGTTGCCCGTTCACGTCCCGGAGGATCTGATCCGGCGTCTTGCTCGAGAACGTGGTCGCCGAACCCGTGCCATCCGCCGGCGCCGTGGTGGCCGTGGGCGTGGAGGCGTTCACAAGGCCCTTGTAGCCCTTGCCGGTGTCGCCGACGAAGGCAACGGCATCGATCTTCTCTTCGGCGGCCCGGCGCGCCATGGCGGCCTTGTCGGCGGAGAGGTTCATGCCGAGAAGCTGGGCGGTGCCCAATTCCTCGAGATTGTAGCCGTAGCCGATCGCCGCCATGGAGACGGTCGTCTCGAACTTCTCGCGAGTGATCTCGACTTTCGGCACGTCTTGTGCCTGGCCCGCAAACCACTGCGCCTGACCGACGCCATCCATCGAGAAGTAGGTGACGGACTGGATCCACTCGGGCGCCGAGGTATCCACGGGGATCAGCTGCGAATACTGGATGTCCATGTATCGCATCTGGTAGACCGTGGGCTCGATGAGCGCGCCCTGCCGGATGAGGAAGCTCAAGGCCAACTGCTGAGCGTCCTGGGTAATCATCATGTTCATATGGATCGCTCCTTATTAGCCGAGGCGAAGGGCAGCGAGGCCGGCACCGGAAGTGCTGGTGTCCCACTGCGCATTTGCGATGAGGGTGTTGGAGGTCGACGTCTTGGACAGGACGCCGGTCGCCGGGGTGTAGTAGACGGGATCGCCGACGGCGACTGCCTCCGATGCCTGCACGACGATGACGCCCTTTTTCATGACATTCACCGTCGAATACTGCTCATAGCGGCCGGTAGGCTGCGTGACGTCGAGAGTGGCGATGCCGCAGAACTTCACCGTGGCCTCGGAGTCAACGACCTGGTTGTCGGCGGTGCCCTGGACGCAGACCTTGCCGAAGTCGATGCCCTCGACGTCCTCGGCAAGGCGAGAGACGATATCGAAGGGCTCCATGTTGAGCACCTGGCCTTCGACCCAGCGGGCGTGAGTGGTGCTATAGGTAGACTGGATCGTCGCCATTATGCGGCTCCTTTCGAGTTGGGCTTCCATGCGCTTTCAAGGTCCGTCACCATGCCGGTGTAGGCCGCATCACGCGTGGAGTTGTTGTCGTTGGTCTTCACGCCGCCGGCGACGGCCTGGGCGAAGGGGTCAACGCCGCCCTTCTTGGCGTCCTCGACGAGGATGTCGAAAGCGGCATCATAGTAAGCCGGGGCCTTGTCCTTGACGGCATCGCCGCGCTTGGCGATCACGACGGCCTTCTTGATGTCGGCATCGCTGAGGCCTTCGGTCTTGACGTCCTTGGCGATGGTGGCAGCGGCATTTACCAGCCCGGCCCGCTCCTGCACGCGCTTGTCGAGATCGGCGTCGGAAAGCACCTTGCCCTTGAGGGCATCGATTTCGGCGTCCTTCTTGGCCAGTTCGGCGTCTTTGGTGGCGAGCGCAGCCTGATGTGCCTTTTCGGCATCGGCCGCTTTCGTGGTTGCATCCGCAAGCCGCTGCTGCAGCGTGCCGATGACAACGGCGCCCTGGTCGGTTACTTCAACCGGGATGCCGTCGACGGTAACCGTCTTCAGGGTCATGATCTTTTCCTCTTTCGGTTCGTGATCCATGATTGGGGCTGCGCCCCATACACCCGCACTGTCACCAATGCGGACCTTTGAGCCTGCTCTCCCGCGCGACACGATGGCCACATGGTTCAGGCGAATATTCTTCTGAACGGCGTCGTAGGCGTCACCGGTGGCGGTCTTGCCTGGCGTGAAATCAAGCTCGCAGGTATATCCCGCGCTCAGTTCCCGCTTGCCTGCCTCGATGTCCTTGATTGCTGCCTCGTCGCTCACCATGAGCGGGACACGGATGAATATCCCCTCGCCCGCCACCTCATCGCCGGTCTGTCCAACGGCGAACTGTTTCCAGTTTTCCGAGTTGACGAGCTCCGGCGGATGATCGTTCGTCACCGGGCGGTGAGCGGCTGATGACATCGTGTCGGCTGCGAATACCTCGGCACCGGGACGATACACACGCACCGTGGCCATATCGGGCTTGCCGACTTCCGAGCCGAGATATTCCTGAATGCCTGTGCGGGCGATCCTGGCGTCGGCGACTAGATAGCCGTCCTCACGCCGGCGCGTTCCAGCGACGGTTACAGCGTCAACAAACTGCATGACAATCGTCCTCGAATGCGTTTAGGTGGCCGACATGACCGATGAGCAGTTTCAAGCCCTGCGAAAACTGATCCTTGACCAGACGGTCGAGATCAAAGCGTTGGCAATCGCTACCCGGAAACTCGAAGCGCGACTGGTCAAGATCGAGGCCATGATCGAGAATGGCGATATGCCGACGGTCTACGAAGCGACCGAGCTCGACGACCTGCTCAAAACTCGACAATCCCGCGCGCCACACACCGACAGCGAATAGGCTGCCCCGGCGGCAAACCATCCTCGGCGCCAGTCGGCTCGCCCCATTTGTAGACCTTGCCGTCAAGCGCCCGGTGCAACGGCCGCACCCGTTCGTCATGGCTGGTCATCCACGAATAGGATGTCACGCCCGCCTGCGTCTGCCTGATTCGGTTCAGGTCGCTATTAAACTTCGATGTCTGATCTCGAGCGATCAACTGCGCCCGGCTGTCGGCGAATCCGAATTGCTTTGCCAACTGCTTCTTGAGCGTGGCGACCGAGTTGCCGGCGATCGAGTTGTCGTAGACCGTTCGCTCGATCCGCTGGCGGATGTCGTCGCCAAGGTTCGTGATCAGCGACGTGTTGCGATCGACTGCGGCCTGCAGGTATTCGGCCAAGTCCTCATCACGCACCACTGCGGCAAGATCGATGCCGAGCGCCTTCTTGGCCGCGGCCATGAAATTCGCCGTGTGGCGCTGCGCCTCAAGGTTCAGGACATTCCGAACCGTCTGCGCAGCGGTTCCAGTCAATTGGTTGATGAGCGACCGGAGCCGGGTGAACCAAGTTCCCTCCGCGCCATCGCCCGTAAACGCCCGCCTGGCGCGTTCGGCTTGGATGTCGGCTTGATAGCGCGGGATTATGTCCTCGCGCGTCTCCGCTGCTATCTGTGTCAGCATGCGCCTCAGCGCGGCATAGTATTCGTTTTCAGCCGCAAGCCTGACTTGGATCGGCGGCAGGGTGACAGACGTTCCCTTTGGCCTGTCGACCGTCTTAGCCAGCGAATAGCGGAGCATCAAACCTCCTCGATGCCCGCCTGCCAGTCCTCATCGACCTCCGCGAATATCTCCGGCCCGAGATGGATCTGACCCTGGTAGGGCTCGACCTTGCTCAGATCGCCCGGCGCGCCGCCGTAGCTGATCGTGATATGCGGTTGGTAATCCTCATGATCCCACGATGCTCCGGCTTCCTTGATCGCCGCGTGGCGGTAGGAGAGGCGCCACGACTGGAACGCCAGCACGACAGCCTCGCCGAAGCGCTCTATCACCCGCGGCCCGCCCGGCGCGATGGTGATATCGCCCTTGTCCGAGGCGTTCCAATCCTCGTCGACCTTCATCCAATCCACCGGGGTACGGCTGTAGGCCACCGTCACATGCAGGTCATCAGCCAGCAGAGTTGACTTGAACCCCTGCCCATTGGCCCATGCGATGATTTCCGAGGCGTTCAACACCTTCCGGCTGACATATAGCGTGCGCGGCGATGCATCTGTGGCTTGCTGTTGCTGCTTGGGCTGCATCGCGGCCTGGGCAACTGCGGCCTCCTGCGCCTTCTGCTCCTCAAGCTGCTTTTCCCAATCCGTGCCGGTGTCGGCAACGGCTTGGTCGAGGCCTGGATAATAGCCGCTCTCCACCAACTGATTGGTGACAACGGTGCGGATCTCCTCTGCCGTAAAGACGCCAGTGCCGACGAAGATTTGCGCGGCCTCCGCATTCATCTTGCCGATTTCCGCCAGTTCCTTTTCGGTCATCTGCTTGAGCGGCGCCCAGGAATAGTAGATTTCCGGCGGCCGGCTACCAAGAGCAGAGCGGATCAGGCATTCGTCAAGGCGATAGAGCGCCGGCTTCATCTCCAGCGTTTGGATCGAAGACACCCGGTCATAGTAGTTCAGCATGTCGCTTTCGCCGGTGGCGCTCATGCCAGCCGGGGATTGCCCGAGCAAGCGAGTGACTGGCATATCGGCGGCGCCAGCGGCCATCTGCAAGAATGTCTGCATCACGTCTGGCAAGGTCGCGAAAGAGACCTGCTTGCGGTCATATTCCTCGTCCTTGTCGAGGAGTAGCATCCGGTTGATGCCCTTCAACATTGCCGCAAGCGAGAACCTGTCGGTCAGGCGCGAGGCATATTCAGGCCCGGAGGCGAGATGCGCCATGAGTTCCGGCACCCGCACCACATCGACATTGGCCTCGAAGACAAGCGAAGCGATGTTTGCTGCCGTCGCGTCTGCGTTCCGCATGGCCGAATAGACAGCCTCCAGGATGCTGTCACCCCAGCCGCGATTGATCGCCATGCTCATGAGGCTGTCAGCATGCGGCGCCCCGATGAACACGGCAAAGCGGGACGGATGGATTTTAACCATTGTCGAACTGAGCGCGCCGGTGACTTCGTAATAGGCCGGCCTGCCAAAGAATTCAGAGGTGACGTCCTGCTCTATCTCGCCGGTTGTGACATCGCGCCTGGTGAGGACTGTCAGGTATTTGATCCCGCCCTTGCCGATCCGTTCCGGCACAAGCGGCTGCATGAGGTCGGTGTCGCCCGTGCCGATATAGAGCGCAGCGCCGCCCCAGAGGCGAGCCTTGGTCTTGACCTCAAGCAACTTGTTCCAAAAACCCAGCCGGCTCTCCTCAGCCTCGATTGCCTCGATCTGGTCTTGCTCGGCCTGCCAATCCCTGCCCTTCCGCACCGCATCCATGGCCGGCACGTCTACGATCTTGCGGCCCAACCAATTCGACCGATAGATGTTGTAAAGCTGGTCATCGGCGAGGATCTGGAAACCGTAGGATGCCGTCGCCAGCTTATCGCGCATGGGGTCGCCCAAGCCGGCGACGAGGGACTGTAGCGTGTCCCTGCCGGCGAACGGTATGACCTCACCCATTGCGCTTGTCTTTCCGAATGATTGTGGGACGATTCCGCACCAAATGGCTGGCAATCGCCGGTGCTGCCTTCACCACGGCGCGAATGCCGCCACTCTTGTAGGCATCAGCCGCCATCTTGCGGCGCTCCTCACAGGACTTGCAGGCCATCATCGAACTCCGGCGAGTGTGTACGAGGAACCGAGTGCCAATTCGTTCAACGCATCGGCGAAGGCGTCGACCTGGTCATCGAACTGCCCATTCGGGAAGGTGCAGACCTCATCAAGAAATGGCTCATTCCAGACCGCCCGAACTAGCTTCACGTTTCCTGCCTCTGACTGCGCCGCCGCCGGCTGCGCCCTGGTGGCCTTGTCTCCGCTCACCGGCTGCACCTTGGTGCGATAGCCCGCGAGCAGTTTGACTTTCGTCTCAGCATCCGACTTACCGGCCGCGCCGGGGTCTTGCGGCATCCTAATGGTGACGGCGAGACCATCTTGCGAGGCTGTGTTCTTCAACTTCCGCTCGACCTCCGCCGGTGACCAGCGACCGCGGTCGACATGCTCGACGTAAAAGACGCCACCAACATAGGTCATCCGCAGGCCGACGGTCCAATCCGGCTGCTTGCCTGGCTTCTCTCGTGACGCGGCGAAGTCCCAGGCTCTGCATTTCTTGCCGCCGGCCGGGACCGCGTCGACGATCTCGAAATCGCCGCGCTGGAACATGCCGCCAGCCCGCGGCGCCGGCCGCTGCTGATATTGACCGGCATAGGCATAAGATCCCATGTCGCGCTTGAGCGCCTCGACCGTCTCTCGCGGGAAGCGGATAGGGTCAAGCAACTCGCCGTCATAGGTGCGCGGATCCCGAAATCCGATCGGCGTCTCGCAGCACCGCTCCGGTTCGAATTCCATCGGCAGCATGAGATGGACATATTCCATCCCGACCTTGGCAATGACGCCGGATACATCCTCTTCGTGCAGACGCTGCATGATGACGACGATCGCGGATTTCTCCTGATCGTTAAGTCGGTTCTGCGCGCCTTCTCGAAACTTGCGGGTCGTGGCCATTCGATCGGCCGCCGACTCCGCCGTCTCGGTCGAATGCGGATCGTCGATAACCAGCCTGTCACCGCGTTGTGACGTCAGCGAGCCAAATGGAACACCTTCGCGCGTGCCGGTCGATGTGTTCGAGAACGATGTCTCGCCGGTACGGTTGAGCTCGACCTCCGGCCAGAGCGACTGATACCACTCCGACAGCATGAGGTCTCGGCATTTGCGGGTGTCGCGCTTGACTGGCCCATCGTTGAACGACGTGGTCAGATATCGCATTGACCGCTTGCCGCTCGGCCCCCATTCCCACGCCTGCCACATGACTGACACGAGGTAGGACTTCGAAGACCCTGGCGGCACATTGATCAGCAGGCGGTTGATCCGCCCGTCGCTCACCGCCTCGAGGTGCTGGCAGATCGCGTCAAGGTGCCAATTCCAGGAAAGCCTAGTTGTTGGCTCCAGGACGTGCCAGGCTTCCTTGACGAAGCCAGCAAGCGTTTCGCACCTTGCTCGGATGCGTTCGGCGTCCTTGGCTATCCTCTGCCGCTCAGCCTCTGCCCGCCTACGCGCTTTCTCCGCCCGGATCTCCCTCATCATCATAGCCGGGTCCGGCAAGCGGGCCGAAGATGGCTTCAAGAGCAGTGAGCTGTTCATCGGTGGCATGCGTCAGGTCGACAGTCTGTATAGGCCCGCCATTCGGACCTGAGTGCTGATGCTTCGACGGGGCATAACTGCCTTGCATTTTGTTGGCTTCAGCGATCGCCGCGATGGCGGTGCGCTTGTCATCCGCCAATGAAGCATCATGAATACTTTTGAGCGAAAGTAGCCGATCTGCGGCTGTCCATTCGGCTTTTTCTGATATGCGGCCCCTGATTTCCTCGGTGCGCTTCCTGATGCTTTCATTTGCTTTCAGGCGTGCAGCATTGCCGCGATTGAACTCATACCCAGCCTCAACATAGGCATCATCAGCCGCTTTACCCTTTGCGAGCGCTTGGGCGAACTTTTCGTGACGGGCATTTTTGAGGACAGGCATCAATCACATCCCGGCCTATTCACCTGCAAGGCTCCAACGGCGGTCATACGCTATACCCTGCCCATCAACAGCAATACCAGCAGGACCACCAGCACAGCCCCGACCACGCCAGACGGCGCAAAGCCCCAAGACGACGAATATGGCCAGGCAGGCACTGCACCGATGAGCATCAGGATCAGGATGATGAGGAGGATCGTGATCATTGGGAGTCTCCTGTCACCTGCTGGTGATGTTTCGATTTCTGCCCTCGGATGAGGACACAAAACGGGACATCGGGTGATGCTCTCTGGAGGGTAAATATCCCCGAAGAGCCGAGAGTTTCA